CCGAAACCCGTAAACGTAGTGAGCCAGCAGGCTTGTTTGCCAGAACACGGACGGCTTCACGCTCCCCAGTCGCGGCCATTTGCAGCCGTCCACAACGGACAGCATCGCCTGAAGTTCAGCGACCGTGACAGGAACCGCTTTGACTCGTCTCTGCTCCTCAGTCCGCGGCCTCAGCAGATTGATCGTTGATTTGCTGACCGTCTCCGGCTTCTGCTTCAGCATTCCTGCCCGAACACACGCCCCGGCCAGCTTGCCGATTGAGCACAAAGCCTTGCAAGCCATTGCCGACGAATTGCCCTTTGGCTGCGCCCGCAAAACCTCAGCATAGCTCCGCAGAATCTTTGGCTGCTCGAGCAAGCTCAGCGGCCTGCCACCCACAACTCGATGCTGCGTGCGGCCCCATGCTTCGAACTTGTCGAGTGCAGCTCGGTTGTCTCTGATCGTCTTGATTGACACTCGTTTCTCCAAGTCACTGGCTGACAGCAGCTCGTTGTACAGATCCACCAAACTCCGGGACTCGATCACTTCCGGTTTTGCAACCTCAATAACTCGCATCTGCGGTTCCGGAAACACCCTCAGAGGCATCTGGCCCACACAACACGCATCGAACGTAAACTGAAAATCACTGAGAACTGCGGACATTGCATGACTCACACAAAGATTCCTATGGAATCATCCGTGAGGGTTTCGGCGCTCCGTCCGATGTCTTAACCAATCAACTGACCTTGATATTGAACGCCGCGGCCACTCGGTCAACTGTGCCCTTCAACGGCTTGTTTGGATCCGCCTGAGTGACCTGTTTGGTTTTCTTCTGCATTTCAACCTGGCATTTCGCGACGACTTTTCCGCAATCTGGAAACTGATCCGTTGAGAGTGCTATTTCCAAAATCGCACGGTTCACAACCTCTGGCGGAAAGATGCTCAGCGTTGCCAACCACGTCTCGAGCTGATGCGTCGTGAACTGTGCTTGATTTTTAAGTGAGCAGAGCCGTGTCAGAGCCTCGCCAATCTTCGGACGCATCTCGACCGCTTTGGGCAGCAGCGGCGGCGTCGAAGGCTGCGAAGGCGTCTGCATTGGCCTGCTCTCTGGTCGCCGCTGAATGTCGTGGTTTTGTGCCATTGCTGTACAAACTCCCTTGCTGATTCCGATTCTGCCACTGGCGGACAGTCGCCCGCCAGTCCTTCATTGGGTTGCGACCAACCCGCCAGCCGTTGCTTTCGTAGTAGTCCCAAAAGCTCCTTGCGTCGACCGTGCTTCCAATCTCCTGCACGTAACCGATGATTTGCTGCACTGTCGGTTTCTCGAATGCCTTGCTGCGATTCTTTGGAGCATTGACCGAAGCCGCATCCTGTTTCACAACAACTGGGACAGTGGACGCATTCGCGTCCTGTGTTTCTGTATTACTATTCTTCTCTTCTCTTCTCTTCTCTGGTAACGCTTTTGTAACGCTGTCACCGTTACATTTGCGTTTCACTTCTCGATGCGTTTCCACCCGTTTCGCTGATAAAGCCCGTGTTTTGCATGAGTTGCCGTTGTGGCGGTCAAAATTGCAAAAGTGAATACCACCCGTAGTGATGTCGAGCCACCCAACTGATTGCAGTGCGTCCGCGAAACCTGTAACGCAAGAAATGCGATCTAGTAACGCTGATGTAACGCTGGGAGCGTTACCGTCTCGCGTCTGCTGGTCAGCCCAGATCCAGACCCGCACCAACTTTCCAACAACCGCATCGGGGTCGATTCCGAGCATGTCAGCGATCTGAAACACTTCCGGCTTGTCTGGAGTCGTGTGTTCAATCTTGATCCATTGCGAGGCCATTTACTCATCATCCCCGAAAAGATTTCTTTGCGCGACCAAAGGTTTCTTTGCCTCTGGCTGCTCCGTAATCCACGCCTGGAGCTCCTCCCACGTCTTGACTGGAAGGCTGCTCCTGTGGACCAATGCAGATCCATCACGAGCCGCCAGCCAGAATTCTTCTGTCTCGCCCTGGCGTTCTCCTGTGACAAGCGAGCAAGTGCCGAGCGTACCGTGGATGATTCCCCGGTCTTGTGCGGTAAAACCGAGCGTCTTCAGCCAGTAAAGTCGTTGGTTGTGGCTCATCAGAACTCCTTGTGCCCGTCCCAGGCTTTGAGATCGTCATCATTGCCAGCCGTCTCGCTTACCGGCTGATGCTTCTTCCGGCCGAACTCAATCGCTTCTTGAATCTGCCCGATCGGCAATCGTTCCACGTGAGCAGGCATTTGATAGCCATAGATTGCGTACCACTCATCGTGGAATCGCGTTTTGCGTTTGGTCATCGAATCACCTCCACGCCTTTGACCTTTGCCCTCAGCAACGCAGGCTCTTTCGGATGTCGCAGAATTACTTCCTCGCAGTCCTCAAATTCTGCAGCCTGTGCAGCGTTCAGGGATGCACGAAGAACGATCAGGTAATCAACTGGCTTGTCTGATGGCCGCTGCGATAACTCCACGTTGCCATCCGGGCCGATGGTGATGCCGCTCATGCTGCACCGCCTTTCAGCTCCGCTTGCCGAGCCTGATAGTATGGCCGCACCAGTGACAGCACTTGCTGACTGACGCTGGCTTTCATCGCCGCCAATTCCTTACCGGCCTCCTCAAGCTTCTCCTGAGTCCTTGCCGCTGCAATCTCATTCCAGACCGATTCCACAAACGTTAGCTGGTCCGGATTGTCACCGAGAATCTTCCGGATGCGGGTCAGCGAAGGTTCGTGCTTTTCGGTTTCTGATGGCTCAGGCTCGACCGCCACTGGCTGTCGAGGCTCCTCAATCAGCATCGTCTGCGGCATAACTTCCACTTCGTCCGCCTGATCATCATTCAGAATCGGTGAGACCTTCGTCCACAAAGCCTTCAGAAGCTGCCTGCGGCCCTTGGCAGTGATTCCCGCCACATTGTCCGACTCATAGCCCGGCAGCCCCAAGGCCATCGCCCCACAGAACTCCACCGCGTATTCCTTGCCACCGTAGGAGCAGGACGCCTTGCCTTCGACTCTCCAGATTTTCTTGCCTGACTTTCCAAGCGGCACGAACTCAGGATGCCCAACCGAAACCTCTGGCACAATTCCAAGATGAGCAAACAGCGTGCGAAAGCCTGCTTCCTTCGTGTAGAGCTTTCCGCCGCCCTTGCCGCCGAACACGGCAAACTGATCATCGCCAGGACAGAACCCGCTGAGGATGGCAATCGCACAAACCCTGATTCGATCTTCGTCCGTTGGATTATTGGCGAGTTCAACCATGTTGATTCGTGGATCAGTCATCCGCAGCAGACGGGCTTTGATGTTCTCATCGGTCAGCGATTCGATTAACTGAATGCGAGCCTCTGCCATCGCAAACGCCGCGTTGATTCGTGATCCATTCTTTGCTGCGTCAATCAGTTCGTTCCGGCTTGCGTCAATTCGCGTGAGCCAGTCTCCGACCGTGTTGGTTGTAGTAGTGATCGTGCCCATTGTCTTATTGCCTCGATTTCTAAAAAGATTGTTTCGTCGGTTAATTGTTCAGCGAGCACCTGCACTCGCTGTTCTGATTTGTGCTTCTCAATGTCTCGTTTTGCCTTCTCAATCCTCGCCCGCCACATCGGATGAGTGATCGGCTTTCGTTCGTCGTCGCGATATCGTGCGTAAGCATCGACAACGTCATACGTTCCAAGCCCGAGCCAATACGAGTCTCCGGCCGTCGCTCCGCAACTGCGCTCATTCATGTACCGCCGATTGATGTGCTCACGGTATTCGTGCGACGGCGTAAAACTAATGCAGATAACCTCACTCATCGCCCGTTCCTGATCTGCCTGCAGAACTCGGCAATCAGCAAAGCATCAGCATTAGCGTGAGTGATCTTCACCAATGGCCAGAGCCGCTGTGCAGCCGCCTTACTCACGTTCTTGTTGCCCTTTGTTAAGCATCGCATGTGCTTCTGCCAAATCTGTGGTCGATACGATTCGTAAGGCACTTGCAACGCTGTCAGGATGCCGATCAGGAAGCCAAATGACTTGCCAAATTTGAACGTAGACGATACGCCCTGCTTTGGCATTGCGTTGACTTGCTCGATTACTGCTGCCAGTTCATGCGACGAAGCCAACTCACGAATCCAGTTTGCCAGTTCGTGTTCTGTGCTGTCGTTCTTGATCCAGCAAACATTGCCTGAGCCGAAGACGACTGCGATTGCACCGGATGCTCCGGGGTCAATTCCAATCCATGCTGGTGGTTTCATCCCTGCCCCCTCAAAACGCCGCTGCCACTCGGAAGCATCCGCGTTGAATAAACCTTATCTTCCTTCACCCATGTCCCGCACGGATCGACCGGACCTGCTGCAATCTTCTCAGCGAGGATCTCGGCCTGTATCCGCTTTTGCTCTGCGATCTCTTCCGCGCTTGGATACTCCTGCGGAAAGTATCGGCCCGTTGTGTTCAATTTTGCGTCTGCCCGCTTAGTCGATCCTGTCATGATTTCCTCCGCATCAGTTCGCCTGGGAGTCGTTCGCCAATTCGGATCACTGGCACGAGCGGAGCAATCGGAAACGCCTCCGGATTGAAGCCAGTTTCCTGAATCGCGTCGTGAATCTCCTTGCGATCAATCCGCACGTTCTTAGATGCTGTAAAGCCGAACCGTGCGTGGTTAGTTCCGATGGTGTCAACCAGCTTGACGACGATCGTTTCCTCTCCGACCGTGATGATAATTTCTTCTGATACGGCACGTCTGAGCACTAGCATTTTGAAGTCCTTTCATTGAGTAAAAACCTGCGAACAGTCTCGGCATGACTGCTAAGAATGCCGAACCCTTGGTGACTGTTCGCAGGAGTACAATTCAGAGCCTGCTGGCCTTCATTGGCTTGCGGGGGCCAGCCGTTGAAAATCATTTTTCAATGCAGCAGGCTCTGAGGGAGTAAAATCCGGTGAACCCTCGCTCTCGCCGGTTAGTAAGTTGGTGGGTAGTTGTCTCTCGCCCACTTGTTGCCACGCCTGATCTGGCTTCGCTCGTCAGCGAGTTGCGATGATCCAGCCGCAAACCACGCCAACACGATCAGTAACGCCGTTGCGATAATTTCATTGAGCATTTACCAGTCTCCTTTGCTTTGCCGCCTCGACATGAGCGTCCTGAGCTTTTTTGATTCGCTCCCGAGCCATCTCACGACGCAGGCATCCGCATGATTTCGTTCCGCCACTCTGAATGCGTGAACGATGGGTGTCAAAAATCTCACCGCATGAACAACGGCACCGCCAAACCTGATACCCGCCTGCGTTGTCCCATTTTGAGACTGTAAACATGTAACGGATCACCGTGAGCCGCGACCCTGCTGGCGGGATCGGTGGTGTTCTTTTTTGCGGTCGTCCGACGCTTGCTGTCATGTCTGCTCCTTTGCTGTGAATGTCATCGCTGACTTGCCAGTCAGCCGACACTGCCTTTCGCCGCACTCAAATGCCAAGCCTCGCTTAACCAGATCAAGCATCCGTTTGCGGTACGTATCCTCCATGCCAGTACATCGCCGCGATGTCTCCTGTGCCGCCTCCCGTGCTGTGACTGGCTGGCTCAGTGCCCGCAGAACGGCCCACAACTCTTGCTGATATCGCGGAAGTTCTTTTTCCGCCACAGCAGCACTTTGCTGCGAAGTAGTTGGGTCAGACTTACGGCTGATCTTTGCGGGGGTGTCGAAGAGGGTTTTCTGTATCACGCTTTCCGCCCCTTAAAATACTTTGCCGCAATCCGCCACAGCACGCCCTGCCGACTTTCGCCGGTCTTCGCTGATTCATCCGCCAATGGCTTTTGCAGTTCCGGCGGAACACGCAGCAGCAGTTGGGGATTGCCTTTCAGTTTCTTTGTCACGCCAGTTACCTCGCTGCTTTTTCCCGAATTCTTCACAAAAGTGAGGCGGCTGACCTGTGTCCCGTCCAGCCGCCTCGGTTCTATCGGGCTTGCCGTGGTTCCTTAGAAGCTAGTGCGTCCAGTGGCGATCTCGTCGAATGAGTGATCGAAAGAAGAGCCGTCTGTTCCAAAGCAAACTTTGAACTTGCCAGCTACTCGGCCCTGTCCGGTGCAGTCAATGCTGATGGTCTTGCGTCCGTAGACGTTGCGGCCAAAAACCTGCTTCTGTGTTGCTGCTGGAAGAACTCCTTTAAATCCGTCAAGGTCGGCCAGTGTCAGGTTAGCGGCGATATCGTACTTTGTCATCGTTCTTTTCCTTACCAGTGTTTTGCGTCTCGGTGCGGGCATGATATCACTATCGGCAAGAGCGTCAATGGATGGTGATATCATTTTGTGAGATTGCGGAAAAGATTTTTTGAAATCGTGTTTTTATTGGGCTTTCTGATCAGCATGACGGCCGAACGGCTCGCGGCGGGCTAAAACGCAGTGAGCCGCACCCGATCGGATGCGGCTCTTCCCAGACTGCGTTTTTGCGGGTCATGACGCCGCTGCCGTAACTATGATTTCCACGCCACCGCGTAAGTGTCTCGCCAGTGTTCATTGCCGCTGACTTCGATCTGCACAAATCCTGCGTAGTGCAGTTCCTCGGCCAGCTCATCTTGGCTGATGTTTCCGTAATGCTCATCGACCTGCAATGCCCCGCCGTCGAATGCTGAGTGGGGATCTCTGCCGGGACCGCCGCACGTGATCAGGATTCGACCGCCCAGCTTCAGCCAGTTCGCCGCGTGTGTCAGGATCTCGCCCCAGTTCGGTGCGTGCTCGAATGCCTCGCAGCAGATCACAAGATCGACCAACTGTGCCGGAACGTAATCCGTTGCATCGCACACAACGTCGACTGCTGGGCCTGCGATGAGATCAAGGCCGATCCATGTGGCTCCGGGAAAGTGTGCCCGAACACTGCCGTTGATGTCGCGGCTGCCAACTTCAATCACGCTGATTGCGTCACGTGTCGCATACCGCCCAACAAATTCAAACGCGCCGGGGTGCATGGCATCTCCCTGAATTGCAAAACCTTGACGTGAGCTTATTCCCATCCGGCCGCCAGGAGTTGCTGTCGTTGGCCGTCGCGAAGTAGTTCGCGTTTTCTTCATCCAGATTCGTCGGGTCGAGATACCAGGGCATGTGGCGGGCTGTGTATGGCTCGCCGGTTCTCAGTGTCGGCATCCCTACAACTCGCGTCGCGAGCGATACGGGAAGTGATGCCGGATACATACAGAGCGTCGTGTCAATCGGTGCTCGATAATACTTGCCGCCAACAATCGGTGATCTCCAGAAACGTCGCTCCCAGTTCACAACGTCCGTTTGCCAGCTTGGCAAATCATTGATTCGCAGGCTTACTCCACACTTCTTGATTCCGCAGGTTCCACGGACGCAGCTGGTTAGCGGTGCACGAAGCACTTCCATGAGATCGGACGGCACGCCGTCCAAGTCGAGATCGCAGTCAGTGACGCAGTAAAACCCATCGTTCGGCCTTCCCGTCGCTCCGCATTTCCACGGGGCATGGTGGCCCATGTTCTCGGACAATCGAATCACCTCGAATGGGCAGTGCTGATACCAGTCCAGCAACGGCTCCCACGTCGATGCGTTGTCGATGATGACCGGAACAGCGTTGTCGAGTGCTGCGATCTGCTCACAAAGTCTGCGCGTGGTAGTCAGCCGGTTGAATGTGTTCACATAGGCTGGTGTCATTCAAACCCCCTCGCTGCTTTCCAAGCTGTCCATTCCGGCTCAACGTGCTCCGCAAAATAGCCGTGATTCAAAACCGATGACGGCACAAGATCGTGGAAGATGCAGGCAGAATCTGAGAACTGAAATAAATGAGATGGCACGTATTCCACAATCCACCGATTATCTTCCTTCCATGTCCAGTCTCGCTCGAATAACTCTTTAGCTCGTGCCCACCAAAAAGAACCCGCGAAAAAGAAGTCGCCCGGCTTTTTCTTGACCAAAGGAGTTTGCGACCGCATCACACCGCACGTCGAATGACTCGCCAGGGCATCCTCTACAGATGGCAGATCCATGTTGGCCGCCCACATGATTTCCGCCCACTTTTGCTCCACGGCATCGAGTGTTTTTGTCACGCCCTTTGTGTGAGCCCGGAAGATAATCGCGTTCGGGTCATTGGTGTGCAGCAGGCTCAGCATTTCCAAGTGGGTCAGTGTTTCGGCCAACTTGTTGTTATCCGCTCGCAGCCAATGGTCAACGCGAATGCCATCAAACAACGCCTGCACCTCTTCAATCGTTGCTGTGTTCTTGTCGACTCCCACGCCGATGACGATCCGACCGTTGAACTTGTCCTGATGCTTTCTGATCTGCTCAATGTGCCAATGCCAGTTCCACTCCTTGCCCTTCAGCGGATACAAATGAAACATCAGGCTTCGAGCCGGATTCACTAGCGGCCTGTATTCGTCTCGATATGCCGACCACTTCCCGAGCGGACACGATGACGAACGAGGCTTGACCTTCAGAGTCAGATTGCACCCGCAGCCGCCTTTGGTGTCGTCGCACCATCCATCGTTGTTCAGCGGACAACTGGCACAGATTGCAGATCGATGGGCTTGCTGTTCGTCTGTGGCTACGCGCATTCCGTCAGCGAGGAAATTGACAGCAGCATTCTTGAGGCTCACGACGCGATCGACGGCGCGGGATAATGCTGATTTCTGTTTGCAGGTTGTGCATGGCTTGCGGCATGATTTCGCAACAGCCTTGACTGGTTTTCGCTTAGGCTCCTTCGGTGCCCACTTTTGACCTGCCAGCATCGCGTCAATTCGCGGCTTATTTTCGCGACAAATCATCTGGTGAGTTTTTTTCAATGCGATATTTCGCACCGTGCAAAATCCAGATAGTTCGCACTGGCAATCACTCACGATTTGCGTTCTCCGTTAATCTGGCAAGGTCATTTTTCCACGACTGTACCGCATGATCTCCGCTGGCTGCCGCAAACTCAGACCATCCATGCACAATAAACTGTGCGACAACAGCCAGAAACAAAACGCCGATCAGTCGTAACATCAGCAGTTGCTTTCCAGTTCGTAGACCGTCACATCTGAAATCTGATACCCAAAAGGATTGCCCGACGTAAATCCGTCGATGACATCCAAAATCGCAGGGCAGTCACACGTCACAGTGTACGCGAGCTGATACCACGTTGTGGGAGTGTCGCCCTCTAGCCACCGGTAGTATATGCAATAAGTGCATCCGATACACTCGCAAACAAGGATCACCTCTAACGTGTCCTCGCGCGTTCCGCCCATTGGCAGCGGAAATGTTCCAGAGACGCTGCCACGATATCCGGGGAACGCACTAGGTGACCACGGCTCGCAACTGATTCCATCTTCGTCCTGCATTCCGTAGTAGAGCAAAAACTCTCTAGCCGCCGAGCCATGCGTGCCGTTGCCTGATGACCAAAGCAGTCGCAATGTTTCGCCCATGGGACGACCGCAGATGCAATCACCGATTATGGGAGGTATTTCCTCGCAGTCACACTGCTTGCATCTGACCTCAATCAGGTCGCCATTCGGCAGCGTTACGCTAGCCGACAAATCCGCACAGCCGGTGACTGCAACTGGCTCCTGCTCCTCGCCGTCAGCGGTCAGCGTGATAACACACTCACCAGTGTACTGATCTCGGCCCAGCGCAATCGACAGATCGTAATAGCCGACCGTGCCTTCCCAGACCGGCGGATCACAAGGATATGATGTATCGCAAATCTCACCCGCGACAATATCGCCGCTGTACGGAGTAATTGTCACGCACAAGCAATCACACGAGCACCGGCAATCCCCGCAAAAAAAATCATTGCAGCCCGTGTCAGGATCAACAATCAACGCCAATTCTCGTGGCTCGTGCTTGCTCCAGCTCAACGTGCCTTCGAGATATGCCGTCGCCACTGCCACCGTGCCGCTCGGATCTCGGCAGCTTGCCCCCTCGTAGCAGTTCGCGCGATAAACTTCCTCGTCGTCAAGAGTGACGATGTACTCGCATTCGCCGAACTGAGGTATCGGGGACCGAACCATCACAACCCGAAAGCCGATGTCGTTTCGTTTCGTCGTTTCGGCAATCAGCGTGCGGCTTGCTGATCTGCATTCCGCAGCAGTAGAATTCCAGCCGCCACCGCGAATGACCTGATCACCGGCAGAACCGTCTGCTCTTGAGTTTTGCGCCCACTCCCAGACGTTGCCGTGAGCGTCGACAAGGCCCTGAGCATTAGCCGGTTTGCCGCCCACATCGTGAGTTTCTGCCGCGCTGTTTGTAACAAACCAACCATTGTCTGGAAGGTCCGCAGAATTTGCCCCGAAGTTGTAGGCTGTCGTTGTTCCAGCTCGGCAAGCAAACTCCCATTCCGCTTCCGTTGGCAGCCGATAGGACCGTCCCATTAGGATTTCAGCAGGCAACGCCGACAACGCCGTGCAAAATGCCTGAGCATCCGCGTAAGACACTTTTTCAACTGGCCTGCCGCTGCCGCTAAAATGACTTGGACTCAATCCTCGCACAGTTAGGTACTGCGATTGCGTGACCTCAGTTGTACCGATCACGAATTCATCGACACTTGTTGAGACCTCAGTTTCGTCGGCATCTCGCCCGGTTTCCGATCCGGGGCTGCCCATCGTGTATGTGCCTGCTTCGATCAGGGCGAACGGCATCCCGATCGAATTGCTACTGACTGGCGGAGTGATGTCCGGGAGGATTTCGCGTTCCCAGTACGATACAAACGCATGGCCGCCAACCGTGCCTGTCCATGATGTTCCGGCGAATGTCGCTGAACCGTAGGAGATGCCGTCTCCGTAGGTCTCCCATTCAAGACAAAGCTTGCAGGGCAACGTTCCGCAGCATTGATCAGCCGGAGCCGTGTCGCAAGTTTCAACCGTGAATTCTGCACAAGGTTTCAGTCGCGTTGGCGATGCTTTGCGAAGATAACGCGGAGGCATCAGTCGCACTCCGGCTGGGCACAAAGGTCGTCGATGATCCATTTTGGCGTACACGCACCGGTTAGCGGGTACATGTAGGTGGCTCGGCCTGTCGTTCCAACCAAGTCCTGCGGAGTCAATCCGTAAAGGTAATTGCAGATGTCGTAGACATAATAATCGCCACCATATTCCGCCCCCGGTGGCGTGCCAGTGCAGCTCAGATTGTACCACGTCGCAGTGGCCACCAGCGTCGTTTCGGAAACGTAGTCAGTTTCAGGGCAAAGAACATCGGTGATTGTAAACCAGATTGTGTGCCCGCCGCCCGAACCTCCGCCTTCTCGTTGCTGCCAACGCCCTCGCACCTGAGCGGGATTCATCATTCGACGCATAACCTCACGAGCAATCTTTTTGTATTGCTCTGCGCCTTTTGCGTCGAATCCAACTACAGGATCTGACATTTGATCACTTCTCGTAGACGATGATGCGAACGTTGCAAGATGCCGTGTTGGCCTTCAGGTATAATGTTGCTCCGGGCTCAATAGTAAACGTTGCCGGAGTCCCTGCACCGTACAGCCGCATGCCATAAACGGTGGTGGCAAAGCCGACCTGCACATAATTGACCGAGTCAAGGTTATAGACGACGCACAACCCCTCTGTTCCGATATCTCCAAATGCGGGGCCAGCGGTCTCTTCCGATGTGCCCACGCTCAGCGTTACATCGTAAACCAATGCCCCTGTCATCGTCATCGAGATTTGAGGCGGCGTGAACTCATGCTTGAGAGCACCTTTGAGTAGCCGAACGGACTGGTTTACTTTAATTTCATCAGCCATGTTTTTAGCTCAGTGGCAAAGAGGAGAACGCCTTGGTTTCGTACACAGTAAACGAACCATATACGGCCGTGGCTGGTGTAGGATTTGAAAGCACAGCCCCCGATCCATTCAGCGGAACTGGTGCTGCTGGAAGCTCATCATCACCGTCGTTCCTGATGTTCGAGATTACACCAGCGATGTTTTCTCGAAAGCCCGCATCCAGCGGTTCCAGCAACCAGCCATTTTTTTGAAGATGGATTGAAAACACCACAGTGCGAAACGCTATTCCGTTGCGTGTCTGTACCTCGCTGACCGTCACGGCCTGCATCTTTGCTTTGCCTGCGGCGATTGAAACACCATCTACCGTGAATGTGTCTGAGTTCACCGCGTCCTGATATGTCAAAATCCATGTTGGCACTGTTGTCAGATTCTTCGTCACCGTCACGACTCGCCGGGAATCGTCCATCATGTATGGAGGATCAAACGGATCTCCAGCACTATTGACAATCGCGTTGCCGGTCTGGTCTACGATTGCCGGTCGCTGGAACTGCTCTGAATTCCATGTGATCAATACAGGGTCGGATGTTGGCGTTTCTGACAGCTCGCGTTCACTTGAGTATTCCGCCGTGACCGTCCAGCCTTTCCAGTCTTCGGTATTCTCCACACTCAGCGTCGTACACCATGCCCCAGAATCTTCTGGATGCGTCGCGCCGATTGCCGGAAGGTTTGTGTCGCTACCAACCGCATACGGTCCATCTGATCGCGATGTGGTTTCCAGCCGGAATTGTCGCGAGTAACTCCGCATTCCTTTGCTGTTGGTTGCCTTGCGACCGCTTCCAATTTCTTCTTTGAAAATTACGCTCATGGATTCACCGCCCCCATCGCCAAGATCATTTGCGGCTTATTTGTTTTGATGGCTTTAACGACGGCTGCCGCACCTTTTTCTGTGGCCTTCACAACGGGATCTTTCCCGCGATTCAACATAGCAGCAAAGATCGTGGAAAATGCCTCCTGAGATCCTTTCTGCATTGCTCCGGCAAGCCGTGGCTCTTCTTGCTTTTGCTTGTTCTTTTCCCAGTCAGGCGAGCCGAACCAGTTCTCAAACATTCCGCCCAGGGCTCCCGCTTGAATCTTTGCACGGTCTGCGATTCCCTGAGCACCCATTTTTGCACCGGCGAACTTGCCCTGCAGTTTTTCGAATAGGCTTGTGGCCGCTTCTGCTGTCGTCCTCGGAACTTCGCGATCCATCCACTTCCGGTTAAACCCCGGATTCGCTGCGCCTGGTTTCGTCATGTCATTTTGGGCACCAGCATTTGCCAGTTTGCCCATAAGGGCATTGAGTCGCCCCTGTGCGTCTGCCAAGTTCTGCGGCTTGCCCTCCGGTCTGAGATCGTTGATATTCACCCCAGCGAACGGGTTTAGCAATGCAGACCAGTCAATCTCACTCACCTGATCGATCATGCTGTTCAGCATGTCTGACCAGTGAAGCTTGATTGTTTCCATGCCAACATCGAATGAGGCTACGATCACATCACCGAGGAACTTCCAGCGTGCGTCTCCGAGAGCATTAAACGCGGCTAAAATCTTATTCGCTTCGCTGACGATTTCGGTTAGTTTTGGCAGCACCATCTCGCCTAAATCTCTCCCGATGGTTTTGAAATTGTCCATGAGTGTGGATGTTTGCCCTTCAAACGTCTTGCTCATGTCCTGCATCATGCCCGCAAACGCACCGCCCTCCGATGTCATCGCCTTTAACGCACGCTCAAGATGCCCAAAGTTGACCTGCCCTTTTTCGACAGCGTCACGAACATTGCCAAACTCTTTAGCCAGTTCAGCAGTAACATTTATTCCCCGTCCCTGCAATTGGTTTATGTCCTCCATAAACAGCCGCCCCTGAATTCTGGCTTTGCCATACAGCTCGGCAAGTTCCGTAAGTGGAATACCCATGCCTGCCGACAAGTCACCCAGCGTCTGCAGTTCACTGATGACAGTTCCAGCATTTCCGCCAAACGCAATCAGCTGTTTCGCGGCTTGAGTAATCTCCATCGATTCGAACGGTGTATCCGCTGCAAACTTATTGATGTCCGCCATGACAGCCGTGGCAGACTCCGCTGAACCTGTCAGCACTTTGAACTGGACGGCCGCCGTTTCCGCCGTTGCGGCGAGATTCACCGTTTCTTTCGCAAGGCCGAAAATGCCTGTGACTGCACTTTTGCCGATGTCATACAGCGCCAGCCCGGAAACGATCTTGCCAACGTCCGCGACGAAGGAGCGTGCCTCGCCTCGTGCGTTTTGCAAACCGCTTTGAAACTTGCGACCGTCGATTCCCAGCCGTGTTACGAGATCGCCAGCAATGACAGCCATCAGGTTTTCCTTGCTCCTATCGCCTCCAATGCCGCAATCGCAACATCATCATCGACAGGCTTGTCCTTTTTGCTTTCGATCCACCACGCAAACGCTGCTGGGCTCACGTTTTCCTGCCCAAGAAATCCCGCAATCATCATTGCCAGCCGAGTCATGATTTCGTTCGTTCCGCGACTTCCGATCGGCTCGATTAAATCCTTTGCACACCACTCGTCGAACTGAGCGTGCGTCATTCGATCCATCATTCCATCAACGTCTGTTGTGTGCTCGACAAATTCAGCCAGCCGAAGTGCCGTTAGCCTTCGATGGCTTCTTCTGAGTTTTTTGTGAGGGCCTCCAGGTCCTGCCCAGTGAATCCGGATAGATCCAAAGCCACGTTAACGAGTCGTTCGACAACATCCCCACGACGTTGCCCGAGTGCTGCGATCTGGTCGAACGTGAATAGTTTCACACCGTCATCATTCCGGCAGCATTCAACCAGAATTCGCTCCCGGATCTCTGTCTTCTGCTTTGCTCGCTGCACTTTCGACAACCGAGCCTGGCGATCATCGAATTCCGTCCGCTCGCGAGGTGTCATTCCCCAAACCGGGATAACTTTACCCTCTCCGAGTTCCGGGACAGGAACGTCAATTTTCTGGCGTTCCAGTGCTGGTGATGTCAAAAACTCTTCCGCCGAAACTACCGACCTCGTCACTCGTCGTCCTCCTCGTTTTCGTCTTGCTCTTCATCATCGTCCGCCATGCCTTTGCCGCTTAAAAGACGGTCCATTGCTGCCTTGGCTGCCGCGATTTGTGCCTCTGATCGATTGCACGCATTGCGACATTCCTCATCGGCTGGCGTGGCTAATCCATTAAGCACCAACGACACACAATCAGCCAGCGCAAACTCATCACGACAAATGATGGTTCCTGCCTTGATTACCTTTTTGCCGACCGCGTTTTCGCTGACGTATTTCGGAAAACAGTTTACGTCGGCATCAATATCTCTGTTTGTTAAGCACTTCACAGTGTCACCTCATCAGGTAGGCAATACAGGGCACCCGGAATGCTTTAGTGTCACGCTTGCTGCGAGTCCATCCGACGCTTCGCCAGTGATCGAAAAGCCAACGCCCGCCGCCACGAGCGTCATCTCCGTGGATGCCGTGTTCGCGAACACGATTTTCCAGTTGGTCTTGTTTGCCGTTCCGTTGGTATTCAAACAGGCTGACGTTACAAGATCGTGGATATCCTGATGTCCTGCCAACGCCGGATCATGCAGCAGCTCGAATGTGGTTGAGCCGCCCTCAACATACCCGGTCGGGTCGTATTCGACTCCGGCCGTTCCGTCCAGCGTCCGGCTGTCATACGTTTCTGTTTCCAGACCATCGACGCCGAACGATCGAACCTGAGCCACTGGCGTATATGTCGTGCCAGATGCTAACGACAGGACAGTTCCTTTTACTTTCAACTTTGCCATTTCTCAGGCCCCTTCAAGTGTTGTAATGGACCGTCAGATCCAGAGTGACCACGAACACACCAACATCTGAGCCATCTTGAGGAGGCTCATAATCGTCTGATTCATCATTCATTAAAACAGCCCCGATTGTGAAGCTGCCCGCTGTTCCGCTGTAGTCGTCGATGAATACTCTCACAGCGTTTGCTAAGCTCTCGGCCTGTACGGATGACTTGGCTTTGCAATCAATATCGAAGTCGATAAATCGCAACCGGCCACTGGCTCCATCCAACGTTGCGTTTTCTTCGCTGCCCATTTGCGTGATGATTACATGAGGAAAGATTGCATTCTGCGGGGCGCGATTGACATACACTCGGCTGCTGCAAATTGCAGACACCGTCGCTTCGCCCGTCAGAAGTGAAACCAATCCGCTTTTCATAGTCGTTTCTTTGCCAGCCTTGCCGCTTCTTTCTCGATGCCTACCTCGATGTTCGTTTTCAGAATTGCCGCGATTTCGCCCCTTGCTGCCCCGACGACCTCACTCACTCCGATGGCCTGTTTTGGCATTCGCCCGGTTCGTTTACCATTCTTCGTACGTCGCTCGCCAGTCCCAACGAACCACCAGTGAACGTTCCTTGCTCCGATACCAACGCCTTTTTTGCCCGATCGCTCTTTAGGGTTCGTCTCTCGTTTTCTACTGACGCCTGCTCCGACTTTATTACCGGCTAATCCGCCGTTGTATTTCGTTTTGATCGACCGCGACTTGATTGACTTCTTGATGTCCTTGTAGCGACTTGGAATGGTCGCCTTGACCTTCTTTACGGCCAACCGCCCGGCCTTTCCGAGTGCCGGTCTCGCGATTCTGTTTGCCATTCCTTTCGACAATTCGCGAAATACTCTGTCCAAATCCTCAAAACCCGACACTGCCGACATCACACCGCTCGCTTCGTCTGAATCTCGATTTCCATGTGATTCAAATCAATGTCGATCACACTCAGAATCTCGTATGTGTTGCCCTCGTGAATCAGCCGCATGGCAGGTAATGCGTCAGCTAATTCCGGCGTCCAGTCCGCTTTCCACACATGCGACACATCCGCATTTGTTTGCTGGACTTTCCAGAACTCTCTGCCGCCTTTACTCATTACCGAGCACCAAGCTGTGCAGTGCTGCCCCCAGTTTGCATTTGTTGTCTGATCAATCTGGCCGTGAGCGTCCACGGTTTGCCCGATCAGTTTTTCAATGCGAACGAGTTTGTCGCGTGTTTGGCAGTCGTGTTTCATGCCCACACCTTGTGAAACGCCGTCCATTGCAGTTCAGAAACCAACGCCTTGTAACGTGCATTCGATCCCTCGCAGCCATCGCGATGCGTTCGGCAATACTCCACGATCGCCAGTCTCGCTGCCGGAGGAACACTGGCTGCCGTTGCACCGTATCCCGCCTGCATGGTGATGACGACTTTGTTTGGCCGCTCCTCCTGTGTGATGGGCCAGCTCTGTGATTCCTTCAACACGATTCGCGGAGGCACGCTTGTCAGGTCGGTGTAATACTTTGCCGAATCGAACGTCGTCAGCGTGTCGTCTTGATCATAATACTTGATGTGCGCGATGGACTGAATCGGAGCCATCCGGATTTCAATGTCGCCATAGGTGCCAGGAAAGTCCTGAATGTGCATTTCCACCGTCTGCGTGATCAGCCGTCGATAACATTCACTTTCAATTGTTGTTCGTGCGGACTTCAGCAGGTCTTGCAGTTCCGTGTCGAAGTGGCACGTTGTGATGCGAAGACGTGTTTTCAGTTCGTCGAGCGTGAGGGGCTCGATGGTCGGCCCCGTGGTCGTTTTGAAGGTTGGGCTTGGGTGCATTTAGAGTCCTCGTTCTCAAATTCGTTTGACCATCGAGCAATCCCGCGTCTGACCAGTTCTGCCGCTGGCCCCCGTCCGATCACCGTGTTTACGAAGCCGACTGGCAGCCCGTTCCACGGTTTAAGTAAGACAATCACAGCCCGTTTTCCTTTCGCCATTCATGCACGTAGATGTGCTTGGGTTGCAAGTCTGAATCGAACATCGCAACTGTTTCTTCTAGATGCCCGATCGACACTGAAGGAGCCACGTAAATCGTCTTTCCCGCTAGTCGCCACTGATGCCAGAACCAAATATCATCATCAAGCTTGTTGTCCGACCAGTTCCCGCTTTCGTCGTGCTGCGACCAGAACCACGGCTTCTTCACTTCTCGCAACGCATTAACGCGAATAAGCGTCAGGCCAAAATGAGCCGTGGTCGCTTTAATTGGACGGCCGTCGACTTGTACGTGTTCATCCTGCACGCCGGTGCCAGTCGTCATCAGCGGATACTTTCCGCCGCGTCGACACTGCAAAGCTGCCAGAGCGTCGATCTGTGGATTCGCCGCAAACAGCTCGAACAAATCGGAAATATGCTTTTGATTAAAAAGGCTGTCTGAATCCAGTGACAGAATCCAGTCGATGTTTTTGTCGACAGCGTCTTGAAACATGCGTTGCATACACTGGCCCCAGAACACGCCTTGCGTTGTCGTGAGGTCAATCTTATGTGGCTTCAAAGCTTGCTCAATGATCGTTCTGGCTGCGACCGCTTCGTAACGCGGAAGAGTTAAATACGCACCGACTTTTACGGTCAATGCTTTCTTGGCGGCTGCCGCTGGCTTCACGCCCTCTAAATTCAGTGAGCATGGATGAGCCGCCGTGTCTGTGTTTGGCGATTCCCATCGCTTGACGCTTTGCAGTCCGAAGTGCTCCATGTGAGCCCGTAAGCGTGTTTCGTTCCATGCTGATTTATGAAAGTCGTTGTCGTCAGTTTGTCCGCCCATGATAATAAATGGCCACTCGTCCGGATCTGCCTTTTCCTTCGCCTCAATGTCTGGGACTGCCAGCCGAATACGTCCGCCGGGCTTCAGAACTCGCGTCCATTCCTTTAGGGCTTCTTGGGCGTCCGCAAAGCTGAAGTGCTCGAGGATGTGTGAGGCTCTGATCTCATCCACGGAATTGTCGGCGTACTGCAACGGAAACGCCTCCGAACCAAACTTGCGGTCGATCGGAGTGAATCCTGGGATAACGGTTGAGCCTGCGCCGATGTTCAGTTTTAGAGACATGTGTTTTCAATAAAAAGAGCGTTGCAGTGAGTCGTTGCCACGAGCGTGTAGCCTTTTGAGGCTCCAAGCTGCGTTATTTGTTCAAGTCCGGCCTGTGCCGGGTATGGCTCGCCACGCAAAGGAACTGGCATTGATCGGCCCTGCGTGCTGATTTCCACGAGCATGACTCGCGGCCTGATTTCAACCATGTCGTGCCAAAGCCAGTAGTCCTGTCCGTCAATGTCGATAATTCCGAGGTCAGGCGTGCGGTTGATTGTGGTTCGAATGAGCATGTCATCCAGGTCACCGCACGTTCCGAAAATGCACGCTGACTGCTGCCCGAATTCAGCCTGCAGTTTGTTAAAGTGCCGCTGGTCGGCCTCAATCAGCACCGCATACCAGCCAAGTTCGCGAAGTCGTAATGTATTGGAAAAGAACCGACCGTCAGCTGCTCCAATTTCAAAGCAGTGACGGTTTTTCGGTCCAATTTTATCAAGCGCAAACGCGATCAATCCGTCCTCACCAAATTGTGTGTAGACGTTAAAGGCTTTCCCTTGCATCCAAGGTGCGACAGCCTCGTAATTGATCGTGCTTCCGCTCATTACACGAACACTGTCGTGTCAGCCACACTGGTCGTTCCGTTCGGAGAATTCTCGAGGTCGCTGAGTGTTGCCACTGCGGCAAACGTGACATTGTCGTTGGTCGCAGTTGCTGTGGTGACGGCCAGTCGCAGGTATCGCTTTTTGCCTCGCAGGTCGACGCCGTAATGCACTTCACGCGCGGCAGTCAAATCCAAGCCTGTTTGTGTGTCAAGCGTTGCAAAATTCGTCACTACGGTGTCGTCAGAATGTGACAGAACAAGCGTAGGCCCAACGGCGTTCGTGTTCAGCTCACTGGCAAACGCGACACGAATGGTGGCGTAGTTTGCCCCCTTCGTGTCAAGGTTCGCAGTGTTCGTTTGTGTGTTTGTTTGCGATCGTGGAGAGATCAGCAACCAGTCATTTACTAATCGTTCTCGAATCATATTGTTTCCCCTTTGGGATCGTTTTTTTTAGAAACGCGGAGGACTCACGCCGAGCCCTCCGCAGTCAGGCTGCCGTTAGCCGATTAGCTGCCGGCCATTTCCAGACCAACAATCGGGCCGGCTGTTGAGTTGCTACCGTAGTCATGCACGACAGCGTCGAAACGCTCCGTGCCACGGACGCCAATCTGGTCACGCTCCCACATAGATTCACCACCGACAGTAGCCTCGGTCGAAAATGCGATTGTTTCCTGTCCACGGTTGCCGAACATGGCTCCGAGTGACAAGTCTCCAAAGATGACCGGGATCTGACTGTTTGCTTCCACGGACGGAAACACCTGACTGATTGTGACTGGGTAGCCAAGGAACATCAGCGTCGGGATGCCGTTAATGATTTCCGTTGCTGTTGAGCCACCGGCCGCCAATGCCAACCGCTGCATGACTGTGTGAGCGAACGTCTTGTGACACACCCAACCAGCACCAGGACGGTCTGCGTACTGCGGAAGCGAACCCACAACGCTCTGGAAGTTGGCGAGCGTCAGTTCAGCATAGGCGTTACCTGCTCCGAGAGTGAGCCCCGGAGCCGTTCCGGCCGTCAGTTCATCCAGCCGAGTGCGGATGCCGGTGATGTGGCCGTAAGTGCTTGTTCCGGTGCCGTTGAACACGCACTCGTCTTCCTTATTGGCAAAGGCGTAGGCGATTTCACCGACTAGCTTGTCGCCAAAGCTGATTGCAGCATCGGCATTCAGTTCGTTCGACAGGCGAGCGAGAACCATCAGTTTGCGGGCCACCAAAGTGACATCGTCAAAGCTCATGGTCGATTCGGTGCCGGCTGAATTCTCACCAACGAAGTAAGCAGTCAGTCCCGACAACTGGCGAGGTTCTGTTTTCGTGTCTGAGGACATCGGCACGATGTTGAGCAGCCGGCGAGCCACGCCAAACTGTTCGCGCAACAGAATCAGGTCAGTTCCGAATTCGTCTGGCACGAAAATGTGTGAACCGGTGGCATCGGATCCACCTTCGCCGTGCGCTGCGTTGGTGATCAGCCCGTTTTCGAGGCAGTAGTTCACGGCCTGCTGATTGCGGAACCGGCCGCCTGACTGCTGCGACAGAGTGGCCATGGCCCACATGCCGAATCGGTACGCTCGAACCTGAGCTTCCATGCCATCAACTTCGCCTTTGAAGTTCTTGACGGCAGATCGCTTCACATTGCGCGGAAGCTGAGAGACGCCATTGCCGACATGCGGCAGCGAAGGTGCCATTGTGCCACCAAACTGACTGAACATGGCTCGGATCGTTGGGTTGTCCGGCTTGCTCTTGGCAGCGTGCAGTTTGTTTCGCAACTCAGTCTGCTCATTTGCCTTTTTGGCGAGGTCGTCGATTGACGCTGAGACGGTGTCGACTTCATCCATTGAAGCCTTCACTTTCACTGCGTCTTCGTCGGACATCATCTGATCGCCAGCAGCGTCAATGATCTTCTGAGCGTCATCTAGCAGGGATTGACGCTTTGCCTGCAATTCCTTAAGTGTCATTTCGTTGATTCCTGTTTCGCCAGGGTCAACGAAAAACGCCAACCGCTGGCAGTGTTTCGTAAATCGAAAAACTGCAAACGACTGGCGTGAAACTTATCACTTCAGATCGCAGGTGTCGGACTCGCATCGCTTGATACTATCACGGCTTGATGTGTGGACAGTAAACAGCTTAGCGGCGGTTTGTCAATCCTAATTTTGCAATTCGGTAATTGAGCATGGCCTGCGCAACTGCCGTTTCGTTCTTTGACTTTGACTTCTTGCCGCTGCCGGCCGTTATGATCTCATCCACGAATCCCATTTGGAGAGCTTGTGTCGCATTATACTTCGTGCCGTCGCCATTCGCTCCGAGTAACGCCGCTGCAATCTCATTCTCTGGCTTTCCAGTCCGTTCGGCGTAAGTCGTCACCGCTGCCGCGTTAAATGATTCCAGCCAGTCGAGCGTTTCTTTAATTTCGGCAATGTGGCCGTAAGCAAAACCGATACCCTCGTGAATCATATACGTCGCGTTGCTGTACATCTTGACCTTGTCTGCGCCGATCGCCGCAAGACTGGCCGCTGATGCCGCAAGGCTTTCAATGATTGCCGTCGTCGGTCCTTTATGATCGGCCAGAGCGTTGTAAATGGCGAGCCCATCAAACGCCAACCCGCCTCCGGAGTTGATCCGCATCGTCACCGGTTTGTTCCTATTGGCAGCGAGGATTCTGGAAATGCTTCCCGCGTCTGATTCGGTGTATTCGTCACCAACGACGCCATAAAGAAACACCTCCAGTTCCTCGCTGGAATCGTTGTAAAACACGCGAAAATTCTCGTCTTTTACCGCGTTTTCGATGCGTTTTGGCAGCGAAAGTGTAATTTTATGCTTCATTTTTGCACCGCTTTCATGAGGTTTTGCACCAGATTGTCGGCCCGTGAATCCCACGACGCAACCACGTCAGACACATTTGCTTTGAGGCTCGATGTCGTGGAACAACTATGAACGTCACTGAGAAGGCGTTTCGACTCTTCAGCATGGCTGATAATTGCTAGGCGAGCGTCAGAATTCGTCAAAGCTGACACTGTTCGGTCGGTCCATGTCGCGTAAAACTCATTAACTGCCACCATAAAGTTTGCCGCCTGCATCCCTGCACGCTGAACAACACGATCGCGCTCAATCTTCAGGGCCTCGGTCACGCTACTCGTCACCATCGCCCGCAGCAGGTTTTCTGTGTTGTCCTCTTCGGCCGGCGTTTCCTTCATAGGCTGTGCTCCTGTTGCTGGTTCCGGTTCCTCACCTGAAACCATCCAGTTAGCTGGATGATAAAAAACATCTCCTTCCGGGCCTGTGGACGGCATATTCAGTCGCGCGCGGCCTTCATTGCGTGTCATCACGCCTGATTCGATCTGCCGATAAATACCATTCACCTTAGATTCGAAGGTCATCTGAATCAGGGCCTCGCGATTGAACTCGACGACGTGCGAATCCTTTTCCTTTTCTTTTTCTGTCAGCCCCTTGTCTTCCAGCTCTGCCTCCCAAGTCTGCAGCCAAGGTTGCAGTGTGTAATCCAGATAACTCTGCCCTTCCGCTTCTAGGCTGTTGTGGCTAGTGCGTGTGGAATCTCCGAGCATGTGCGGAGGGACACCGGTGATGTTGCTCACGGTTTGTCGCGTTTCAAATTCGCGTGTCTGCAGAAACTGAGCAGCATCGTTTGGGATCGTCATTTGTTGGAACTTTACACCGTCCTGAAGCAATGCAACTTTGTGTGAATTTGATAACCCCTGCTGCATACTGTTCCATGCCTGCATAGTGTTGCGGATCTTTTCCTCATTAAATGAGCCTGGCACCATCAGAAGGCCGCTCATGTTCGATCCGTTGGCAAAGTATCGGCCGGCAAACTGCTGAGCCGCCATGCCAGCCCCGAGAGCGTCCTTCATTAGTTCCAAAATCGGCCATCCCATGACGCCATCACCGCCGAATCCGCGAATGTGAAGCATGTCTTCCGCAGGGACTCGAACCGGCTTGCCGTTTATGTAAGTCACATACCACAACCGCCCGCTGTCGACCTTTACCAGCGTGTTCTGCGTGTCCCACATGATGAAGCCAGCAGGACGCCCGTCGATGCGGTCGATTGCTGCAAATGAATTCCCATGCAGGGCAGCGACGGCCGTCATGGCTCGCCGAAACGTGTAGGCGTGAATCCATCGATTCGACTTTTTTTCCAGTAGATACTGCAGCGGATGCCGCATGTCCACTTTTTTCCCGCCGTCGCGCTGACGACGAAAGACATCACAGGGCAGCCCCGCAACGCTCGAGCTGATCAGGTTGATGGCTCGCCACAGAGGAGGATACCCGAGCACCGATCGCTGCGTAACTTTCACGCCAGCAGACGACTGGCCGCCGTTGGTGAACGGCATAGGATTCCACATTCGATCTTCGTTGCGACCGACCGGCGTAGCGTTGACTACGAATTGAGAAACACCGTATTCCATAGCCACCTCAGAATAAAATTACGCCGGATCCGCTTTGCTTATATGCAGAACCCTCTGGATTTTCTGAAATATACAACGCCAAGGCCATTCCTAGTGCAGTCATTCCATCGATTTTATCGCCTGACTTGCCCTTGTGAAACTTCAGATTTCCATTGCTGTCCTCCATTCCTGCTGCGTTTGATGCCATCCATCTCAAAACTTTGTTTCCGTCGTGTTTAAAACGCCCTGATCCGAGCATCGAAAGTAGTTGCTTTATCGGCTCGTTGTATGTTGCTGTGCCCTGTGGCATCTTAACCAACACATCTTCCGGCAGTCCCAACTCTTTCATTCGCTGCGTTGGTCCTGCAGCGTTCCACGGATCAAACCCAATGCGACGAAGATCGAACGGGCTGCAAATCTGAGTGATACGCGCCGCGACGTGCATCACATCAACCTCATTTCCTTCCGTGACTTCGACATAGCCAGCATCCGCAAACGCTCGAATGACTCGCTGATCTTGTGCCGCCCTTTTGTTGATGTTGTCTTCTGGAATCCAGAACCACGGAAATACTTGAACGCCGTCTGCTTTTGGGAACAGTAAAACGAATGCAGTCACGTCTCTGGTCGACGACAGGTCAAGCCCCCCAAAACACACCTGCCCATCAAATTCTTCAACCTGTGCTCTCGTCTCGCATTTGTCCCACTGCTGCATCGGAATCAGTCTGCTTTCTTGTTCGGTCCACTGATTCAGGTGAAGGCGGCGGAATGAGTTCTCAAGACCTGGTATTTCCTGTGCCTGTTTACATTCCGCCTTTAGATAGTCGCGATTCAGTGAAATATCCAAACAGGGATTTGCCTTTTCCCATGTCGCTTCGTCGGTCCAATCGTCCTCTGGATCCGCCCCAAAGAGCAGCGGGTAAAAACTATCGTCCTCGATATTCCCGTTGATGATGTTTCGTGAGTACTCGTGCTGCTCCCAGCAGACGCTTGATTTGTCATGCCCTGCCGTCGTGATGGCGATAAACACCGGCTGAGAGCGAGCCCCGAAACCAGTGTGAAACGCCTCCCACATTTCCCGATCGCGTTGCAAGTGCAGCTCATCGAAGACCACGCAATGAGGATTGCTACCGTGAACCGCCCCTGCCTCCGCTGAGCAGGCTTGAAAATATCCGTCTGCTGTGACGATTCGCTTCTTCGACTTGATCAGTTCGCACCGGCTTTTGAGCATTGGATTATTCGACACCATGCCGGCCGCAATTTCATAAACCAGCCCCGCTTGATCTCGTGTCGTCGCCGCTGAATACACTTCCTTTCCATTTTCTTTATCAACCAGAAGCATATAAAGCAGGATGCCAGCCGCCAAGGTAGTCTTGCCATTCTTGCGAGGGATCTCGCAATACGTCGTTCTGTACTTCCGGAGTCCCGTGGATTTGTGTTTCCATGCCAGCAAATTGCGAACGTACTCATCCTGCCACGGCTCCAGAATGAACGGCTTTGGTTTTCCGCTTCCGCCCTTCGGATGGGTTAGCATCTGGCTAAAAAAACGGCTCACCTTGTACGCTTCATTCTCGTCGTAATAAAACTCAGCCGAAGAAGAGCTTTTCGTCTGGGTCAACTTCCAATTTCTCCTTAACTGCCAGCCGCGTTCTCGATGTCGGAGTCATCCCAAACGCCGACAGCAACTTGATCATCTGGCTTGCAAGATCCCGAGCCGCTTTGCTTGCGGGATGCTCCGTAATTGCCCCTGTTTTGAAGTTGGTTTGCCAGCGTCCATCCTTCTTTACCTGTCGTTCAAAATCATGATGTTGTTGATATGCGTGGCAGTAGCGAAGAATCGCAGGCCGTTCTGCCAAGGAAATCACACCGAGCATTTCCAACTCAGAACAGATCCTTTTCCACTCGTTCCGGCCGACCACTCCCAACTGGCTCGGGCATGTGGGCGAGTCAGTCGACGGTTGTGGCTCTTGGTGATTTCGTCGCTGCGGATCTTTATCAAAATCGCCGTGAAGGATTTTCAGTGCTGTTGGTTTTCTTGGTCTAGCCATGTCTAAAGGCCGTTTCGTTTTGCGGAAACAAGCGCGCCGG